TTTTCTTCTTGTGTGCGAGATGGTAAAACCATTTCCCATCCTTTACCTTGCATTTTATCTTTTGAACCTTTACGTTTAGAAGATTTTAACCATAAAATACCAGTTTTATCAGGTACTATACCAAAACATTCTGCATAACAATGAGCATAAACTGCTGCCTGTAATTCATGTGTAGTTTGAATATGGTTTGATGTTTTATGATCAATAATCCATAAATCATTACCAATTTTACAAACTAAATCTGTTGTACCTGCTACCTTAAGTGTATCTGAGTATAGATGGATTTCTTGATCGACTAATTCAGGTTTATGAGTTTCCCAAAAATCAACAAAACGTAAAAACATTTGCCAGATTGTTGGGTCATATTGAGGATTACCGAATTGATTTAAAAAGTTCATTTCTTTCCCTTCTAAATACTCTTCAATCATTTCATGTACTTTAGTTCCATCTTCTGCTGCTTTTCTAACAATATAATCAGCGGATCGACCCATGTTTTTTAACCATTCTTCAAAATGTTTACCTTTTGGATAAGAACCCAAAACGTGAGTAATTGAAGGATAATATTCACCATTTCGTCTGTAGTATCTAGAATCTGGAAGAGTGATTTGTTTGTGATCTTCTGAGATTTCTAGAATCCTGTTGTTAACATGTTTAATGTTTCTTTTTTTCATAGGAAAAGTTTTTTCTCAAGTAACCCTGAAAATGTTAAGGGGTAGGTTTCTTGAATTAAGTTTGTAAAGTTAGCGAACCCCATTTCGCTTGGATCTTTGTCTTTCATATCTACTAGATATACTTCTTTACCTTCATTCATTAGTCGTTCACAGAAATTTAATGCCTGTTTTTGGGCATCACGGTCAAGAGCAATGTAAATCTTTTCAACGGAAGACATTACGATCTTTTTCATTAAGTTTGATTGTATATTTTTGCCTAAAAGCGGGATAACATTTCGTTTGATGGATATTGCATCAAATGGTCCTTCGCACAATATAAGCGGTAATTCCCAGTTTATAAACAACTCAAATGGGATGATATCGCGAGATACTGAGGGGTTTCTATATTTAACATTTGGTTCTTTTTCAAATGAACGTCCTGTAAAATAATTTAGAGTACCTTTAGCATCATAAGAAGGAATAATAATCATGTTAGCATATCTTCCTTTCTCACAATATCCAATTCCGTATTTTAAAATATCATCCTCAGTAATACCTCTTGATTTAAGATAGGCAGCAGCATGTCTTGCTGTAATATCTGAGGGGTGAATGTTGTTTAGGAGTTTAAATTCTTTAGGCAATTCAAGTTTATGTTCAACTTGTATTTGTGTATTGGGTCCTGTGTATTTAACAATAGCATTTAACTCACCTATTATTTCGGGTGTTGTTTCTACTGCTTTAAATAATTGATAAAGTTTTTTACCTTTTTTATCGCAAACCCAACAATGCCAAGGATTTTCACCTTTTGGATTTTCAGTAAAATTAATTTCTAATTTTGGTTTATGGTGTTTACACAACGGACAATGGTAAGCATAATTACCACGAGCTGTTGATTTACCAGTACCAAGCACAGAATTAGTCAGTGCAATTAGAGATTGATTTAACATATAGTCAATGTACTAATCCTCTTTTGATAAACCAAAGTCACGTGTAAAGAATTTTCCAAGGATATTATCATTGAAATATTCTAACGGATGCTCTAATACACCATATTTGAATAAGTACTTGCACTCGTAATATGTTAATAATTTTTTATTGTTTACTACTTGAATAATTTGACGTTCAAATTCATCTACTTTACCATTTTTAATAATTTCTAAAATGGGTTTAGCGGAACCAAAATATGTTTTCCAATCGCTTTCTTTTTGAATTACTTGAGTTGTAGGTCTGCGTCCTCTACCGGTTTGCTCGGCCAATTCTTTTTTGGTTAATTTGCGTTTTACGTTGTGGTATAGCGATTTTTTCCCAATATACGATACCCCACATGGGATGTGAGTAGTAATGTATATAAAACCAAAAGTATCTTGAGGTAATTCCTCTATTGATGTAATCTCATTATTATTATATAACCAATTTTTCATAAATTTTTAATTAATTTTAAACATATATACCTGTCCAAACAATAGTAGCATTATCGTTACCTAAAACTTGTTCAATTAATATTGCCCCTGATGATGAAATATTTACGATTAGTGTTTGGTTTGGATTCATTAGTAATGCAGGGTTTCCAGAATAAGAAACATTAATCCAAGCATTTTGACCTATTATTTTACCTGCTAAAGGAATATATACACTACTTGTAAGTACCCCACTATTCAAAACTCCACCTCCAGCAATAAATTGAAAATTTCCTGGTGAAACCGTATTGGGGGTTAAAGAACTAATTAAACGTTGGGAAGTAATTAATGAGGAACCAGAAGCATAAGATGAACTTACTGCATTTAATACATAGGATGCTGTTTGAGCAGTTGTTACGAAGGATGCTGTTTGAGCCGTTGTTACGAAGGATGCTGTGGTTGCAGAACCAGTTATACTTCCACTAATTGAAACATTATATCCTCCACCTGCTGTTAATGCATTGTATAATTGAAGTAAATCGTTTGGTTGAACCGTATTACCATTTGTAATATTTGATGAATTTAATTGTGCCATGATTATCTATCTATGTTTATAAGTATTGTAGTATCTGTTGTAATTGAAATTGGGAGGGGTTGTGATAATTTTCCTACCGCTAATAAATTTTGATATTCATCGTATAAACCAACTGTAGTAATATAAGGAGTAAAATAAGAACCTGTTACATTATTATTTAAATATTGTCCTGGGGTAAAAAATGTACCTATTGAACTGGTAATTGATGTACTTCCGGATGTTGATGTTGGGTTTAGTGTAAAATTATATTCATTATCTCTAAGTGTACATTTATATTGTGTTTCATAAATTGTAAGAGAAGAGGAAAACGAACATGTTACATTTGAAGAAGTAACAAAATTATTAACATTTATTGGAGCACTTCCAGTTCCATAAGTTGCGGTTCCATAAAGACCAAACCCATATCCATTTGGGTTTGCCACACTATTAGCTGTAATAACAGCTATACCGTGATAATAAAATATTTGTCCACAAATTTCACCTGAGGATGAGAAGATTAAATTACCTTGAGTATCATCATATATTGAACCACTTGGACAAATCCAAGTAAATGAACCCGGAGTTACATAATTACCATACAAACGAGAAGGTATTGACATTACTCCAACAATACTTCCAGATCCAGTTGGGAAATATTTTTCAAATGTTAAAGTTGTTTGATTGTAATTAAAATACCTTCCATCAGATGGAGTTGTACCTACATAAACATTTCCTTCAACATTATTACCTGGGACTAAACTAGCAGTATTAGCAGGACTACCATAACTAGAACTCAAATAATTTGAGTAATATAATTCTTGAACCGAACTATAAATTAATCTTTGGTATTGAGTACCATTTGTACCTGTAATAGGATCAGTATTTGGATTAAAAAGTGTTCCTGAAAGATTGGTTCCAAGGTATCTATTAATACTAACCTCAGAACCTGTTAATTCATTTCCTTTAAAATAAAATCCCTTACTGACCTCAAAAGGTTCAATAATAATATCAGAATTGAGAAATTGCTTGTATGCACCCATTCATTTTAAAAATCTAGCTTAACACGAACTAATGCTTCTTTTGTAAAATCTTTTGGTAAAGGTCTTGAAAGTTTTGCTACGGCTAATAATTGGTTTGTATCATTATATAATCCAATTGTTGTAATATATGTTTGTGGGTTATTAATAAAGCCAGAATATAAAACTTCTCCGGTTGAACCTGAAATAAAGGATGGGTTTTCTGAATAATTAAATTCTGAGCTTCTTGGTCTTACGAAGATAAAATCAGAGGTAATAGATTCTTGAGCATTTAAGAAAAAATCAGCCGATGAACCTAAGTTTGCTAAGGATGAACTTAAAGAATTAAATAAAGAAGTATTTGGACTTACGTTTGGAGCCGCGGATGATGTTGCTGAACCACTAAATGTAAATGCAATACCACCACTAACTGCAGGAGCTCCTAATGCTAATGGGTTTAATAAAATAGTTCCAATATCTGGTAATAACCAACCATAAGATCCTGAATTTGCTGAATAACCATCAGCTGTGTTTCTTGATGTAATTGCAGCTCTAACACCTGTTGAACCTGTAATTAACTGAAATACTCTACCTGCTTCAGTAAATTGAACTGAGGATACATAATTACTATTATCTGTTAAAGTAATTGATCCTCCTGATGCTGAAAGGGTTAATGATAAAGAACCTAAGAATAATGAATCTTTATATCTTGCTCTTTCCATCGGTAAAGCAAAGAATTGGGATGATGTAATAGCACCAAAAGTAAAATTAGTATTTTCATCTCCAATTACTAAATCCTGCCATTGGCCAAAAATAGTACTTGTTGGTGAATAACCATTAACGGAGGTATTATATGCTAAACTACCACTACCATTAGAATTACCATAAGCAATAGCAAATTGAACGGATTCTGTAGTTGCGGTACTAAAAATATTTGTATAATAATTACCTGAGGATCCATTTACTTGAACAGATGAAGTAAATACAGATGTTAAGGATGGTTGAAAATTTGACCATAATGTAGATGAAATAGCATCTGTGCTTATTACAAAATCGTCGGCTTCTAATCTTTTAAATGACATAGTTTATATTATTGAACTTGTGTTACTGTTACTGGGATAGTTAAACGAGCACCTGAATCTCTACCTTCTACTGTTAATGTAGCTTGTAATGAAGTATTGGTACCAAATAAAGTATTAATTGTTGTTCCTTTAATGTTAATTGTTGTACCAACAACTGTTTTAGATACTGAGGTACCTAATGTAGAGGTTGTGTTTAATGCTTGTACTTGTGGTGTGTTAATACCAACACCTTCAAATGTTGAAAATAATCTAACATCAGAAATTGTTGCTGTATAACCACTTGTTTCATAAGTATTACCACCAAAATAATTTAGTGTTTGAGGAGTAATTGCTAATGAAGCACCTTGTTTAATTACAATTGCACTGTATCCTAAATCAAGGATTGGCATTTTAGCTGTTCCACGAGGTAAAGTTACAAGTTTGTATTTCATGGTTTGCGTTGTTTGAGGAAATGCCTCTAATAAAGGCATATTATCAATCGCTTGTCCATAATAGGCAGAACCTGAGGGGTGATTTGGATTATACAATGTATAATCGATTTCATCGTCTGCTAAGGCAAATTGAGTAATTCTAAATGAACCATCATTTTGAGCTAATAATTGACGACCAGTATCGGTTAAAATTGCATCTACTGTTACTACGGTATTGTTTAAATATCCCATTTTTTATTATTATTATTTGTTATAAATATATTAAATTATTCCTTTTGCGGTTAAATCTGTGATAATTGAATCAAACTTATCTAAAAGTGTTTGAGAAGCATATTCAGGCATTAAGAATCCTGGTCCTCCTCCTACTGAGTCATTTTTAGTAGCATTGATTACTACAAAATTTGGGTTAGGAACATATCTTTTTATCAAAAATGAATTTAGATTTGTTCCTGAAACTATGTTTTTATCTAATGTTAGATATAATGTATTATTAGCATTTTGAGAAG